ATCCGGCGCAGTCGGTGCATCTAGAGAAGATGGAGGAGCCCACTCTTTTGGTCTTTCAGTATTTGACCGAGTTTGGCTCGCACGTGAAGTTACTTTTTTATCGTTTTCATTTGTCATATGCTTATGCTCCTTCCGTGAGTTTTAATTGTTTTGCATAGTCTTCTAGTGGCACACCTAATTTTTTAGCTATTGCTACCTGTGAAGATGTGAGTCTCACAGTTTTGCGACCAGATTTTACGCTTCTATTAGCTGAAGCGACCGACTGAACGGGCTTGGCCGTTTGCTTAGTTTCATTATTACCAAATTTGTGCGGAAAGTCAACTTTAATTCTATTATCAACTTCTGCATAATATTCGGTAGATTGAGGATCAAAACCTTCATTTACAAGATCTTTATGGATCTCAAAAGCTGTGTAAGTCATAGCTTTATCTTGTCCAAACCAAGTATTTCTACTTGCCCAGTTCTCTGCTTGAGGATCTGGTGCAGGTATATCTTGTACTTGCTGTTGAGGTATATTGTTTTGTACAGGTTGTTGTACAATTGGTGCCTCTTGTTTCCTTTGTTCTAATTTTGCATTTTCAAAAGAAAGTGTGGCAATTTTTTTATTAGCCTCAACTTGAGCAGTTGCATCACCGGCTTCGATTGCTGTCGCAAGATCTTTTTGCGCTGAATCCATTCCAGTTTTAACATTTTCCTCAAATTTTTTAGTATAGGCAGAATCAACTTGATTAAATCTTTCTTGATCTACTTGTCTTTCCTGTTCTACTGCTCTAGCATATTCTACAGCAGCTTGTTCTCTACGTTCTGCTTCTCTCATCTTACGAGTAAGTTTAGCAATACGTGATTGAACACCTTGACTGTAGTCTTCTAATTTTTCATCATCTTTTTTTTTTGTTTCAATTTTTACTGTTTCTTCTTTTACTGTTTCTGGTTCTGTGGGTTTTGTTTCCTGTGTCGTTTCTTCTGGTAAAGTAACCTCGGTCTCTGGACCTGAAGTATCAATATCTACCATCTGTTCATCTTTTTTTATTTTGTTTTCTTCTGGCATAGTGTCCTTCCTATGTTAATATTTGTGGAGGATATCTTTTGGATCCTCTACGGTTGCTAAAACTTCATCTTCATTTAGAAGACGTACTTCTCCGCCATCAATCTCAATACGAGATCCTGCATAACGAGCAAAGACTACCCAATCCCCAACCTTGCACCATGGACCATTTGGATATCTATCTTTATCCACATAACAAGCATCTCCCATCGCAAGTACGTTTCCGCATTGTGATGCTACTTGTTGTCGATCTACAGTTTCACCACCTAGTAAGATTCCGCCTTTTGTTTTCTCATTCATTCTGAATGGTAAAACAAGCATCCTCCAACCGGTAGGTTGTGGTAATTTTGTTTTTTCTTTTTTTGGTTCTGATTTTTTTACACCAACTAAATTTTTAGTCGGTACTGCTATCCTTGGACTTGTGGAGCCCAATATCGATGACTGTTCCTTCATTTTTCTCCTCTGAGTTAAGCAGGCCTGAAAGTTCCTGACGCATTGATTCCAATGCATTGATTTGTCCTAAGATATATCTGTATTTTTCCATGCTGTCAACTCCAGTAGTTATAACATTAGTTAAATTTTCTAACTGGGATTCGAGCGCTCTTTGTAATTTATATAATGCGTTTTCTGGGCTCATTAACAATTCCACTTTCTAAGTGATTTAGATAATCTATCATCACCTGTATTGTTGCTTGGTTTTTGTCTTTTTCTCATACCTTTCATTCTTGCACAAAATGAAGTTCTACGTTTAGCATCTTTAGAACCTGCTTTTAATTTAGAAGGTTTAGTTGTGACTGCTGTTTTAAGTTTTGATCCTGGATTAGCTGCTCTGTAAGATGCAACACCTTTTTTATTTAATCCACCTGATTTAGACTTGCCTTCTTTTCTCTGCCATGCTGCAGTTCTAGCCATTACGCTTTTTTAGTTGGCTTCTTTGCTGTCTTAGCTGATGCTTTTAAAGCTTTGTCAGTTACAGAACCTTTACCTGGTTTACTTTTGCCTTTTTCCTTGGCTTGATTCATATAATAGTAAAGACCTTTTTTAACTGTACGTCCGTCTTTAGTAACATGTGTGTCTCCACCTTTACCAAATTCTTTTCTCATCATTCCACCACCCATAGCTTTTTTTCTAGCAATAAATTTTCCTTTTATATCTGCTTGAGTAACATCTTTGTTTTTATCTAAACCAAGATTAACACTAACCATTCCTAGTTTTAATTTTTTCTTAACGTCTTTACCTTTTTTATAACTCATCCTCATATTATTTATCTCCTTTTATCTAAAATTTTAGATATATTTTTATTAGTATCAGAAAGTTTAACCTTAGTTCTAACATTTAATTTACCTTCTTTACCTAAAGACTCCATAACTTTATCTTTTGTTTTAACAACAGAATCTTGAATATCTCTTTTTTCTTTTAATCTTTTTCCAACTTTAACAGACGATATAGTATTTGATATTTTTTTCTTACCAAAATTTTTTATAATATTAAACAGTGCACTCATTATCTACCTACCTTTTTCATTGCTTGATTATGTGATTTTTTAAAAGTTGTACCTTTTTTCATTTTCTTTTTCATTGTAGACATGTGCTTTGCAGTGTGGTGCACACTATGTTTTTTTAAAGTATTTTTTTCTTTTTTATCAATCATTATTTTTTTGCTCCGCCTTTAAAAATTTGTGTTCCTTTTATACCATAAATACTAGCAACTACAAGGATCCACAAATTTGTAAACCATTTCGGAAGCTCTGAGAACATCTCAAAAAACAATTTTACCTTGTCCATAGCTGTTGGATCGTCACTTACGACTGCCCAGGCCAGCACCACGATGGGCATACTTAAAATTATCAAAACTGCCTCGTCCTTCCAATCTGACTGACGGGCTTCTAAAAGTTTTCCTTGGTAAGCTTCTTTTCCTTCGGCCATACGAGACGCATGCATTAACTGTGCATCTGACATTGCCATCTTAGTCTTCTGCTTATTAGCGTAAATTTTACTACCAGCAGAGACGGCTAATTTAATTGCCGAAAACCACATATTAGTACCAGGTTACGTCTTTTTGTTTTCTAGCAGCTCCAGATCCTTTAACAGGGTTTTTATTACCTTCGTTAATAAGATTTTTGCCTCTAATACTAGTTTCAGATCTTGGATCAGTAATAACTTTACCTTCTTCAATCTTAACTGGTTTAGATTTTTTGTAATTTATCATATTTTTATCTCCTAGTTATATTGTTATCTTATTTTGAGTCTTTTTTAAAGCTATTTGACATTTGTTGTTTAACAATTGACGTTTGAGAACGTAATTCCGCTAAATCTTCGTTCTGTTCTAGCTTATCATCGCTAATTTCTTTAGCTTGCACTAATTTTGCTCTATCAATGTTGAATTTTTCGTCATCTGCTTCTGCTTTACGTTGATTTTCCATTGCTCTAAGGTCAACTTCTCTTGATTTTAGTTTTAATAGAGGGTCTGAATCAAATTGTGACGTAATTTCTTTTTCTTCCTTCATAAAATCAGCCATCGACTCTGCAATCAACACAGCTTTTCTTGCTTCCATGTCCATATTCATCTGTTGTAGCTGTTGTTGAGCTTGTGGATTTGCTTGTGCTTGTTGTTGCAACATCTGTGCTTGTTTTAACATGTCTGCAAACTCTAATTCAATTTGTTCTTGAGCCATTAAACTTATGTGTTCTAAAATATTTTTATGCATCGCCGCCATTACTGGTGGATTGTTTCTAACTAAATTAGTTGCCATAAAATTTAAGTGCGCTGTTATATGTGCTGTATGATCTTGTCCTCTGTAAGCTTGAAAAGGTTTACCACCTAGAGCATCAATGTGTTCTAGCGCAGGATCTTTTGGTGCTTTTGGAGCAGGTGGTGGTAATATTTCATCAATGTTTTTTACACCTAATGCTTGATACATATTTCTGTAAACTTGATTTAAGTTATGTATTTGTGGATTTGACGTAGCTAATTGTAATTCTGTTTGAGCCAAAGATATTCTTTGTGTCATAGAAAATATGTTTGGATCTGCAACAGGTAAAATATCTACTCTGTCATCAAAATCAGTTTGTTTAATTGTTTTTTCACCGCCAACAACATCATAAGGATATTCTGGTGGTAGATAACTTTTAAATACGTTCGCTAATAATTTAAATTCTTTTTTAAGACCTGAATATAATCTTTTGTGTATAGCAGACATTACTCTTGATCCACGTTCTAATAATGCAACTGTTGTTCCAACAGCAGCTTGTTGATTACCGTCACCAACTTGCATATCTGCAATAGATGCAAATCTTTGTCCTGCTTGAACTACAATGCCCATTAATTGTAATAATGTTTGTGATGGTTCTTTGTAAGGTAATGGATAAAACGCATCTCTTAAATTTCCTCCTGGTGCATCTACATCTTTAAATTCACCTGGTTGTATTGGTGATGCTTCATCTCTAACTCTTACGCCTCTTTGTTTAAAACCAGCCGGTAAATTTGATAATGTACCTGCATCCAACAATTGACGGAGAGCAGCCGTTGCCGTTCTACTTAATCCGCCAATCATATGGATTAATCCAAGTCCGTAAAACCCAAGTCCTGGCAGAAATTTAAAGTGGACAAAATATTGAATTTTATTTTTCGTTGGATCATTTGGATCAAAGTTTCTTCTAATAGAAAGAACTTTTCCGCTACCTTCTTCAATCGTTACAATGTAAGGTAATTTTATTCCTGTTGGTTCATTGTTTTGTCCAACATCTTCAAAGCCTTCTAAATCTAAATTAACGTGGCATTCTAATAATGTGTAAATATTTTCTTGTCTTCCTGTAGCTTTAGTTCCTTCTAATTCTCTTTCTTTGTCTGTAACTTTATCTTCCATTTTAGAAGGTAATTGTAATTCTATGTCAGCATAAAAACCACCAACCTGTTGTTTACGTAAATCGTTTTCAGACATTTTAATAACATGTATAATTGCTTCGGCATCATCTAATGATGTTGCTGTGTAAGGAACAACTAGATCATCTGCCGGTACAAATTTAGATACGGCTCTTTGTAGTAAATCGTCATAGTAAACTTTTTTAAAAGCAGATCCTGATAATGGTAAATAAAATAACATTTGATCAAATTCTGGTTCGTACTCTTCCATTTTTTCCATGATCTGATAATTCATAAAATCTTTTACACGTTGAGCTTGTTGTTCTTTTGGTTGATCTATTTTACCTAAAATTTGTGATCTAACAGGTCCTTCAGAAGGTAATAATTCTTTGTAAGCTCCAGCTTGAAATTGTGTAACGGCTTCTGCTAACACAGGATGTGTTGCACCAGATGCACCTTGGAAAGGTTCTGCTCTGTTGTTGTATTTAAATCCTAATAAATCAAGTCCTTCAACATAAGCTTGCTCCCACTCTTTTCTAGATGTTTTGTACTCTGCATAGTCTGATCTCATGTTTAGTCCAATAGGATCTAAAATGTCTTCAGGTAATAATTCTGCTAAATTGTCGTAATGATTTTCTGTGCCTGGAATATTTACTTTTCCTGGTTCAAAGTTTAATTCAACACCGCCGTCTTCCATTGGTGTTACTTCTACTGGTTGTTCAGGTTGTTGTTCTTGTGTTTCCTC